CAGGAGATGTACGCATGACAACCGATCTTTCGCCGACCATCGTTCCGAAAAGCGACCAGATCAACGCCGACGACCTGATCACCGGGCCGCGCACCATCACGGTCACGAAGGTGTCGCTGCTGACCGCCGCCGACCAGCCGATCGCCATCAACTACGAGGGCGACGACGGCAAGCCCTACAAGCCCTGCAAATCCATGCGCCGGGTCATGGTGAGCATCTGGGGACCGGACGGCGCCAAGTACACCGGGCGGCGCATGACGCTCTACCGCGACCCGACCGTCAGCTTCGGCGGCCAGCAGGTCGGAGGCATCCGCATCTCGCATATGTCCGACATCGACAAGCCGATCACGATGGCGCTGACGGTGACGCGCGCCAACCGCAAGCCCTACACCGTCCAGCCCATCGCGTCGCAGAAGCCGACCGCGTCGGCAGCCGCCCCCGCCACCGAGACGCGCGCCAAGCTGACGCCCCAGCAAATGATTGACACCGTCGCCGCCGCGCCGACCGTCGAGGTGCTGGACGACTTCATCGCGCGCAACGCCGCCGCCGTCGACTGGCTGCGCGACAACAAGCCCGAGATCCACGGCAGGTTGATGGCCGCGGTCGGTGCCCGGCGCACGGAACTGGACATGGCCGACATGCCGACGATCGACCCCGAAGACCCGGCGAACGTCATGGCGGCGGGGTGATCGCTGATGGGCACAAACACGAAGATCGAATGGACCGGTGCGACGTGGAATCCGCTGGTCGGATGCTCTGTCGTCGCCGCTGGCTGCCGGAACTGCTATGCCATGCGGATGGCGTCGCGGGTCGAGGCGATGGGAACGGCCCCGCACTACGCCGGCACCACGACGCGGGTCAACGGAAAGGCGGTCTGGACCGGCAAGGTCAACGGCGCGCCAGAGAAGATCGTGCTGCAACCGCTGCGCTGGAAACGGCCGCGCCGGATCTTCGTCAACTCGATGAGCGACTTGTTCCATGAGAGCGTCCCGGACGAAGCGATCGACCGCATCTTCGCGGTGATGGCGCTGTGCCCGCAGCACACGTTCCAGGTGCTGACCAAGCGGCCGGATCGGATGAGGGCGTATCTTTCGACGCCAACTCGGCACGACATCATAGCGGCGCGGTGGAACTATCACCCGAGCCGGCCCAAGGGTGGCGACAGCCGGACCGCTGGCTTGTGGCCGTTCCCCAACGTCTGGCTCGGCACCAGCGTTTCGACCCAGGCCGACGCCGACGCGAACATCCCCCATCTGCTGGCGACCCCGGCGGCGGTGCGGTTCCTGTCGTGCGAGCCGCTGCTGGGGCCGGTCGACCTTCGCGGCATCTGGACGCATTGCCCTACGCATGACTTCGCCAGCGGATTTTGCGTCGGACCATGCCCGGATCGACGGCGCATTGACTGGGTTATCTGCGGCGGCGAGTCCGGCCCGAAGCGCCGGCCGATAGACCTGCAATGGGCGCGGTCCCTTCGCGCCCAGTGCGCCGCCGCCGGGGTGCCGTTCTTTTTCAAACAGGTCGACAAGGTCCATCCGATCCCGCCCGACCTGATGGTGCGGGAGTGGCCGTCGTCCGACAAGCGGACAGACAAAGGAGAAGATCAATGAGCGTGCTTTGCATATATCACGGGAACTGCGCTGACGGGTTCGGGGCCGCGTGGGCGGTCTATCATCGGTTCCGGAGCAGCGAAAACCTGCCCGTCGAGTTCGTCCCCGGCGTCTATGGCAATCCGCCGCCTGACGTGACCGGGCGGCACGTGCTGATGGTCGACTTCTCCTACAAGCGACCCGTGCTTCTGGAAATGGCAGGTAAGGCCAGGAGCATCGTCATCCTCGATCACCACAAAACGGCGGTCGAAGATCTCGCGGGGTTTCGGGAACCGGCGCCCTTCGCGCAATGGCAGGATCCGGACCACATGCTGGTCGAGGGAGACGCCGAACCGATTGCCGCACTCTTTGACATGGACAGGTCGGGGGCCGGGATCACCTGGGATTTCTTCTTTCCCCACGAGAAGAGGCCGCGCCTGATCGACCACATCGAAGACCGCGACCTCTGGCGCTTTAACCTCGACGGCACGCGCGAGATCCAGGCCGCCGTCTTCTCCTACCCCTACGACTTCGAGACGTGGGACAGGCTCATGCTGGACACCGACCTGGACGCTCTGCGCGCCGAGGGCCGGGCAATCGAGCGCAAGCACTTCAAGGACATCGACGAACTCCTGAGGGTGACGACGCGCCGGATGGTGATCGGCGGTTTCAACGTGCCGGTCGCCAATCTGCCCTACACGCTGACCTCGGACGCCGGACACAAACTGGCGAACGGCGAACCCTTCGGCGTCTGCTACTGGGACACACCCGAGGGCCGCGTGTTCTCTTTGCGCTCGACCGATGCTGGCGAGGATGTGTCGGCTATCGCCAAGACCTACGGTGGTGGAGGACACCGCAACGCCAGCGGTTTCCGCATGCCTGCGGGGTGGGAAGGCGACTTGTCCGACAAGCGGACAGGAGGAAGCGATGAGTGATCTACCCGCGCGCCGCTGCGAAACCTGCTGGCACGTCACCGGCAGCGCCGCCTTCCCCGACTGCGACCACCCGAGCGGGGAGCCGTGCGGCGACGACTACGAGAAGTGGGAAGAGCGGCCGACATACAACCACCTGGAGGTTGGGTTCCGCCACTTGCCGCTGACACAGAGGGAGATCGAGCAAAGGCTTAGGCGCACCTGCGAGGAAATCGCCCAGGACGCCCGCGCCGCCCTGTCCGCCACCCCCGTTACCGGACAGCCCGAGGGGACGGCGCAAGCGGACACGCCGACACAAGAGAAACTGCTGGCCGCGATGTTGTGGATCGACACGTTCGAGCCGGAAACAACGGCGGCGGCAGAAGCCAAATTCGGCTTCAAGCTGATTTCGTAAAGGAGCATTCAGATGACCAAGACAATCGAGCCGTTTTTCGTGGTCTGGAACCCTGCGCACGGACTGCCGCGCTACAAGCACGGCACATTCGACGGGGCCAAGACCGAGGCCGAACGCATGGCGAATGCGCATCCGGGTGACGAGTTCTTCGTGCTGGCGGTCGCCGGCCGCGCTGTTCGACAGAACCCTGTCGAATGGACACCAGTCGACGACATTCCGTTCTGACCGTTTGGGAGGCCCTCATGCGTCACCGCCGCTTCAATTCCAGATTTCGTATCGCCTACATGCACAGATGTAGGCGCCAGAAGGGAATTAGGGGTTTTAGTTTTTCGAGATGGCTGACTCGGCGCTGGATGGCACCGGGGGCCTATCGGGCGTGGATGAGACTGCAACACGAGAGAGACATGCGGCGGCACGATCTGCGCTGCCTGTACCGATAAGGAGCATCACCCGGCCATGATCAGCGCCATCGCCTTTTCAGCGCCCCGTCTGGCGGCAAATCCGGGCGCCACAGAGGCGAAGAGACAAAACGGGCTATCGGAGTAGGGAAATGAACTTCGCGCACAGGGCGCCCGCTTTACCCAGGCTGCTCGATCTCTACGAGGTCGCCGATATCCTCGGCTGCCACTACGAGACGGCGCGGCTGATGTGCAAGCGCGGGCAACTCCCTTACGTCAAGCGCCCCGGTTTCGGAAACCCTTAGCGAGCCGTCCGCGCCATCGCGTCGCTCTTCGCCTTCGATCCGGCCGAACTTAGTGGGACGCCAAAAGCTGGCTCCCTGACCAAAGCCGCGCCAACGGCGCCCCGCTTTAGGCGCGCCTTCAAAGTGCCAATCCCGATACCAGTGCGTTTGCTAATCTCGCGCAACGTGAGCGATTCGCCTTCGTGGTCATACCGCTTCGCGCGCCTCGTTGACGCCAATCCCTTATCAGGCGGAATTGAGATAGCTTCCTCGAAAGACCAGCCGCGCGAGAGGCGGTCGTATATGAGGGCGCGGCCCAGATCGAGGGCAACGCACCACTGGCGGAGGGTCTTTTCCTCGCCATTATGCCTGATGCGAATTTCCGTCTTGGCAACACGCTCCCGCAACCGTCGCGCCTTTGAGATGGGCTCGCGTACCGCTTGCTCTACGCTCCAGCCCTGCCGAAAGATGCGATCATACAGAAGGCCGAAGCGCATCCCGGCGCGCTCTGCGAGTTCGATGAGCAGTAGCTTCTCACCATCGTAGACCACGCGAATGTTTATCTCTCGATTGCGCTCCTGGGTCTCGTAGGTTGCCCATCGAATATTCCCTGGATGGTAGCCTTTCTCATTGTCGGTTCTGTCGAGTGTCCACCTCTGGCCATCATCGGGTGGCAAACCAATTGTCTCGATCGCGTACTGATAAAAGGCCGGGAATGAATGCCACTCATCCGCGACGGAGAGCCCTCGCGCTCTGTAGCGTGGAAAACCGGGATCGGCAGGATTGTAGCAACGCGACATCATCCGATGCCAACGTCGCTTTAGAAGAGGCCAGCCGGCTGGCCGTAATCTCTGACCCTTCCTAGGCATAACGCCCCCCAAGATTGCGGAGGTATTATCTCACGTCTTTTTCATGGAGGCAATTGTTGAGTCCTTATTTTGGCTCGACGAACTGCTGCCGAAATAATAAGAAACCACCTGTTCCGCCTTGGCCGACACGTAGCCGATGAGCGCGCCGGCCAGCGCCGAATCGGCCACCCCATAGCCGAACAGGATGGCGAAGACGGTGGCGAAGAAGCCGCCGATGATGACGCCGCCCAGGATGCGGGGCGTCCACGGGTCCTTGCTGTCGACCTCGCGCCGCCGGGCGCTGTCGCGGTCGGCCGCGTTGATGCGCTCCAGGTCGATGTCCAGTTCCTTGAGCCGCACCGCGAAGTCCTGGTCCGCCGTCTTGAGCGCCATCAGGGTTTCGGGCGATGCGCCTTGCAGTGCGGCGGCGATTTCGGCTTCGTCCGCGCCCTCGGTCAGCCCGAGTGCGCCAGCCACCGCCTTCGTCGCCAGCCCGGCCAGCGGCCCGCCCAGCGCCGTGGCGATGGTCGGCGCGACGGTGCCGATCAGTCCCTTCCAGTTGAATGCCATGTCAGTACCCCCCGATTCGCAACAGGTCCGCGATGCGCTGCGCCCGCGGCCCAACCTGTTTCGCCCACCGGCTGTCAAGCGCCTCGTCAGCCGCCTTGGCGTAGTCGCCGGCCCTGAGCGCGGCCAGCATGTTCGAGAAGCCCGACAGGCGCGGCCATCCCAGGTTGAAGCACATGTTGACCAGCGCCCGCTGGCCGTTGTCGCCCATCTTGCGCCACCACGGCACGTTGCGGTCGAGGTCGGCCATCGACCGGACAATATCGTTCTCGCACAGGTATTCGGCCTCGGCCTTGGTTATCCCGACGTCGTCGAGATTGCGCCCGATGCCGATGGTCAACTTGCCGACCGTGTCCTTGTAGGGCTTGAGGATGATGCCCTCGTCGCGGATCAGGTCGTTGAGGATGTCCTGGCGGTCGATCATTGCTCGCTCCTCATCTGCCGCCGCATCGCCGCGACTTCCTCGAGGATGCGCACGGTGCGCTCGTCGATCCGCCCGTTGGTTTCGGCCTGGGTTTGCAGCACCTTGCGAAGATCGGCCTGTTCGATTTCCACCTTGCCGACGCGATCGGCCGTGGTGTTGAGCCGCTCGTGCGCGGCCCCGGCCGCGACCAGCCCGGACACGGCGAGGGCCATGATCCACTTGATCCAGCCGTTCCGGGCGTCTTGACTCCCGCCCCCGGCCCCGTCCATCGTGTCTCTCGCCATGTGCTCACCTCTTGCTAGGTGGTTGCGTGGAAGTCCCCGGCCGGGCTTGTACGGCTCGGCCGGGGGCGCTCTGTCATGCGGCTTGGTCTATCGCAGCCAGCCACGCCTCGGTCACGGCGGCAACCTGTCCCTCAACCGAGGAAACGAAGGTGAACACTTCATCACCATCGCCCGTGGCGATACCGAACGCGCCGCCTTCGATCAGCGTGTAATTTGCGGGAGCGCCCGCCGCCGTCGCCATGATCGACTTGACGCGGGCGAAGATGTCCTGGGCGGAGCGGAGATGGTTGATGGCGTTCTGCAATTCCCCGCCGACCGGGGTTGATGTGTCGATGACGTGATGGGCCATTTCTATAGTCCTTCCTGCTTGAGTAAGAGTAGGGCGTCAACAACCTTGCCTTCGGCTTGCAGCGCATCCGCTTTCCGCCTCATGCCCGCAAGGTAACTTGCCCTGGAATTGGGGACATACGGTTGAGGTTCGGGCGGTGGGAAGTCCTTGACCTCCCACCCGAACGTCACGCCGGCCGCGCCGATGGAAACGGTCTGTTCAAGGTATTGCGCGTCGGGATCGTGCGCGGGCTGCGCTGCGCGGATCAGCGGCAGCCAGACAATGTTGCCGCCGTCGTCGCGGTGCAGTTCCGGCATCATCCGCGTTCTTAGGACGGTGCCCAATTCTCGGTTGACTTCGGCGTATTCAAGCATCGTTTCCCCCTAGAACACGAAGTCGCCGTTGGCCGTGAAGGTATGGATCGTATAGCCGCCCGCGCTGGTCACGGTGCCGCCGGTCGCGACCTGCGACCCGGCATATCTAATGATGACCACGCCGTCACCGCCGTCGCCGCCCACGTTCCAGCTGCTCGCATTTCCGCCGCCGCCACCGCCGCCACCCCCCTTGCCGTCCGTTCCCGCGCCGCCCGCCGCCGCCGACGCGCCGCCCGTGCCGCCGCCGCCGTTG